ATGATTTATCTCCGTCCCCGAAGCCAGGCCTTGGTTTAGGGGTCAAAAAAATGTCATTGGGATTGTCGAAAAACACGCGTAAATACGGCAAAACCTACAGAAAACTTAGGAAAAAGATATTATCTACAAACCCAACTTGCTACTGGTGCAAACTGGCAGTAGCGACCACGTTAGACCATGTGCCACCCCTAGCCGCCTTCCCAGTGCCCGAGCTGTGGCGCGGGACGTTGGTTCCAGCATGTGCAAAATGCAACTACTCAAGAGGAGCGCGTTATGGCAACGAAAGAAAACGTCGAGCAAGACACAGTCGCAAGTGGTAGGAAGCCGATTGGCAAACACTTAAAGATCGTCAAACGCGCAATCAAGAAACGCGATGTCGAACCAGTCAAGGCTGAGATGCTGCGTGGCCTTGCTAGAGCATGGGACGCCATCGAGGAATCAGGCAATCCGATTGCCAGCATTCCTGCAATCTGTCGAGAAATGCGTGAAGTCTGGGACTCCTTGGGCAATCCCCAAGATGACATTGCGGATTTATGGAAAGACTAGAAGTAGATAAACAACAACCTTGCGCTCCGAGATGGGCTACGCCGCGCGACGATCGATATGAAACAGATGGTGGTCGGCTGGCGAAGGTAGCCGATCTCATGGGCTTCAACCTGTATTCGTGGCAAAAACTCGTCGCTGACGTTGGGCTTGAACGCGATGGCGACGCTTACCGATATCGCACTGTTGGGTGCGCTGTAGGACGTCAATCTGGCAAGAGCAAACTCATCGAGGTTCGCATAGCGTATGAACTTCTGCAAGAACGACGTGCTGTCGCCTACACAGCACAAGACAGAAACATGGCGAAGCTGAAGTGGGACGAACATGTGCATGATCTTCAGTCATCTCCTTTAGGCAAATACATCCAGAAGGTACAACGCACCAATGGATCAGAACGCCTCTACATGAAGAATGGATCAACCTATTCCATTGTCACACCTAACGACAAAGGCGCGCGTGGAATGAGTCTTAATCTGATGGTCATCGATGAGGCATTAAGTCATCCGCTATCGCTGATCGCAGCATTACAGCCGACCCTTGCAACACGTCGCAATGGTCAACTCTGGCTTCTATCGAATGCTGGCATACCTGGTGAATCAGAACTCTTGCAGCATTACCGCAACATTGGACATTCCGGAATACAAGATCAGAACAATCCTCTTGCATGGTTTGAATGGGCTCCAGCCGAAGACAAGTTTGACTACATGGATGAACAGGTCTGGCGTCAAGCAATCCCAAGTCTCGGTGAATCTCATGGCGTATTGATTGAGGCGGTTCGAGAAGCAGCTCTAACCAACAGCCCAGATATCTTCATGAAGGAATGGCTCAATGTCTGGCCAGCCCAAGAAGCTGCTCAGGTCGTACCGACTGAACTCTGGGACTCATTGGCTGACACTGGCGTTGTCAATAATAATCGGATTGTGCTTGGCGTTGACATATCACGCGAACGCGACAAGGCCTCCATCGGTGCATCATCACTTGTCGCAGGCATGACTCCAGTGGAAGTCGTCGAAGCGCGCGATGGTGTTGGCTGGCTTGTTCCCAGACTGATCGAGATTGCTAAGCGATGGAAGGCTCCAGTCGTTATCGATGCTGGATCACCTGCTGGTTCCATCATTGGCGAAGTCGAAAATGCAGGCATAAAAGTAATCGCCATCGGCCTGCGTGATTACGCACGCGCCTGCGGCAGCTTCTTTGATGGCGTGCAGAATAGAACTATCTGCCATCTTGATGATCCAAACCTGCGTGACGCCATTATTGGCTCAACTAGGCGTAGGCTTGGCGATGCTTGGGCATGGAATCGTCAGAGCACGACAAACATCACGCCTCTAGTCGCAGTCACATTGGCGCGTTATGGCGTGGTCAATGAACCCGAAGAAAAGCCAGTGGCAAGGAGCAAAATCTACTGATGAAAAAATACATGGGATCAATCGTTCAGGTCATTGGTGCAGGCGTTCTGGTAATCGCAGCATCTCTTGTCTCGACTATCGCTGCGGTATCATTAGCAGGGATTCTTATTCTTCTCTTTGGGATTGCGCTTGAACGGAGACTATTCTGATGCTTGGCCGACTCTTGAAGCGACAAATCCAACCGAACACTGTTTATACATCAAGCGGTTACGTCGATTCGCTTGGTCGCGTTGGACGATTCTTTCAAGGATCATGGTCAGCCACTTACGTTGACGGAAAAACTGCTCTGGGTATTCCTGCAATTTGGCGCGGTGTCACCTTGATTGCAGATGCAATCGGTGCACTTCCGATTCATGCCTATCGTCAAGGCGAACTTGTTTATCGAACACCAAAGATTCTTGACCGACCAGTGCCAACCGAGACGCGCATGGAAACCTATGCAGCAATGGCAGCATCATTAATAGTGCATGGAAACTATGTCGCAGTACTTGGAGAACCTGGTGCCAATGGATTGCCAGAGTATTTCTACCCTGTAGAAGTCGATCGTGTGCAAGTATCACGCGAAAGCGATGGACGCATCGTGTATCGCATCGATGAGAAGGTCTATGACAAATCAGAGATTTTGCATATCAAGTATTTCACCATGCCAGGATCGCTTGTTGGTGAAGGAATCTTGGCTGCACAAAAGCAAGCAATCGGCAAAGGCATCGCCATCAATGAATATGCTTCACGCTACTTTGACGGCGGTGTTCTTCCATCTGCAGTGATTAAGTCAAGCAATCCAGATCTGAGTCAAGAAGAAGCAGATGCACTGAAGACTGCATGGATGTCGATGTATAGCGCACGCAATCGAGCACCGGCAGTTCTCAACGCATCAACCTCATTTGAGGTGCTTTCAAGCAACGCGCAAGAATCGCAACTGATTGAAGCGCAACAACAATCACTCGTTGAGGCTGCAAACATTCTTGGACTTCCAGCATATTACTTAGGCGCACCTAACTCATCACGCACCTACACCAACGTAGAGCAGGAGAATCTGCAACTTGTCCGATGGTCGATTCAGCCGATTGCAGAGCGTATCGAACAAGCGATGAGTGATCTTCTTGTTCGTGGTCAGTATGCCAAATTCAACTATGATTCATTACTTCGCACCGACACATTAAGCCGCTATCAAGCGCACAAGATTGCTATTGAGGCAGGATTCTTGACGATTGATGAAGTTCGTGAATACGAAGATTTAGAATCTATGGATGAAGCGACCGAGGACTATATCGAGGACGCACCAGAAATGGACGAAGAAGAACAACAACCTGCTGAGATCGGAGACGAAGAAAATGCAGACCTTTGAGAAACGATTTCTGTCTGCTGACCTAGAACATCGAGCAGAAGGTGATGGTCGCACCATCTATGGCATCGCAGTCCCATACGACGTCGAGATGCGTGTCTCCAGCGATACAACCGAAGTCTTTCGTCAAGGTGCGTTCGCTGACGTTCTTCGAGCACCGCATCGAGTTAAGTTACTTCGTGGCCATGATGCAAAGGCTTATCCGCTAGGCCGAGCAACATTACTGCGTGAAACCGACAAAGGCCTTTATGCTGAATTCAAGATTAGCAAGACACGTGAAGGCGATGAAGCTCTTGAACTCATCAAGGATGGCGCACTCGATCAACTATCAATCGGCTTCATGCCATTGAAGAATCGCAAGCGCGCTGATGGTGTTATCGAGCGCATCAAGGCACATCTGGCTGAAGTCTCATTGGTAACTTTTGGCGCGTATGGCGATTATGCAATGGTGTCAGGCACACGCGCAGAAGATCGTCAAACTACACCGCGCCTCGATGCCGCATCGGAGATTCTGAAGAAACTGCGTGGCTGATGCCATACTCGATTGTCAAAGATCATCCAGATTGTGAAGGCTTCGCAGTCATCAAAGATTCATCACGCGAAGTCATGGGTTGCCATAGAACCGAGGCACAGGCACAAGATCAACTGACTGCACTTAACATTGCAGAATACGGCAACCGAGAACTGCCAGAAAACTACAGGCCAGCATCAAGCGATGATGTGCCAGAAGGTCGCAACTGCGGAAACTGCTACTTCTACGAAGCAGGATATTGCGAACTGTGGGATGAGAACGTTCAAGCCGACTATTACTGCAATCGATGGGCGCAACTCATTGAGCGTCAGGAAAGTTATGCGCCAACTGCATCAATGCAGGCAGAAGCGCGTCGTGGCCTTGCTTGGCGTCGAGAACTTGGTCGCGGTGGAACTGCTGTAGGACTGGCACGTGCACGCGATATCGCAGGTGGCAAGAACTTGCCCTTAGAGACAATCCGCAGAATGGTCAGCTTCTTTGCACGTCATGAAGTCGATAAAGAAGCGCAAGGATTTAGACCTGGAGAAGATGGTTATCCATCGAACGGCCGAATCGCCTGGGCATTATGGGGCGGCGATGCTGGCAAGTCATGGGCAAATCGCATCTCCAAAGCGAATGAGACGCGACTAGATCATGCGCGTAACATCCTCGATATCTTGCGAAAATCTGATATAGAATAGGCACGTCGTAGATCACCATCGACCGACGGATGCAACACCTCATCGTCTGATGACACCTTGCGCCGAGCAGATCGATCACCATCTCGGTTAATCCATCCATCATTAGACTAGGAGAAAATCATGGCTAACGCCTTCCTTGAGTCTCTACGCGAAAAGCGCGAGAACAAGACCTCCACTGTCGAGTCGATCATCAACCGCGCTGCTGAAGAAACACGCGATTTGACTGAGATTGAACTTGCCAACGTGGAAGCATTAAACCTTGAAGTCAAGAAGCTCGATGAGCGAATCGAGCAGATGTCAGACATCGAACTTCGCAACGCAAAGGCAGCAGAACTTGCAGCTAAGGTTGACGGAGCAGCAGCACCAGAGAAGCGTCAGAGCGCATCAGTCAAGATCGTCTCTGAGGAGCTTACCTACTCAGAGCGCACTGCAAAGAACTTCTTACAAGATGCAGTCAACGCACACTTCCGTCGTGATCCAGGTGCAGAAGATCGCATCGCACGTCACCAACGCGAAATGGCAACTGAGTATCGTGCATCGTCCACTAGCTCATTCGCTGGCTTGGTCGTTCCACAGTACCTTGTCGACCTTTACGCACCATTGGCACGAGCAGGTCGTCCATTCGCAGATGCAGTTCGCAAGCACGAACTTCCAGCACAGGGCATGTCGGTAGTTATCAGCCGCATCACCACTGGCACAGGCGTTGCTTTCCAGACTTCACAGAATGACACCGCATTTAGCCAAGATCCAGATGACACCACACTGACTGTCGATGTCAACACCATCGCAGGCCAGAACTCAGTCTCGAAGCAAGCACTGCTTCGTGGATACAACATCGAGAACATTGTGCTCAGCGATCTCATCCGCGCTTATCACACCAAACTCGATGACGCTATCCTCAACGGATCAGGCACAAACGGACAACCTTTGGGTATCAATGGCATGACAACTGGAATCGTGGTCACTTATACCGCGACCACTGGAACTGTCGCTGGCATCTATCCAAAGATTGCCGATGCATTGCAGCAGATTCAATCAACTGTCTATGCAAATCCAAACGCAATCGTCATGCATCCTCGACGACTTGCATTCTTCTTGTCAGGCCTTGATTCACAGAATCGTCCACTGGTCGTTCCAAACACCTACAACCCAACAAATGCAATGGGTTCAGGACTTGGCACACCGCCTTACGGCAACAGTGGCTATTCGTTGCTTGGCCTTCCAATCATCACTGATGCAAACGTGACAACTACTGCATCAACTGACCAAGATCGCATTTACATCGTTGATCTCAACGAATGCCATCTCTGGGAAGAAGCAGGATCGCCAACCTACGTCCGATTTGAAGAGCCAAACGGCAAAGTCGCACTTAACTTCGTGCTCTTTGGCATGTCAGCCTTCACATCACTTCGTTATCCTGGAGCAATCGCACGAATCCAGGGCACTGGTCTAGCAGCTCCGAGCTTCTAGCGAAAACGACTGTCAGTGGCGTGTCACCTTTCCCACGCCACTGATGGTTATAACCATGATCGGTTTCACTAGAATGAGAAGGTCATGTCCCGTCCCTGATATGACGCGCTCGAAGGAGACCGATCATGGCTATAACTAACGGCTACGCAACACTGACTGAGATCAAGAACTTCTTATCGATTCCAATCAGTGACACAGCAGATGACAGCCTGCTCGAAGGCCTTGTTGAATCTGCATCACGATCTATTGATCGCATTGCCAATCGCCGCTTCTATCTTGACAGCTCTGCATCGGCGCGACTGTATCGCGCCTATTCCAACGTCTTCGTCTTCACTGATGACATTGGCACAACCAATAGTCTTGTGGTTGCTATTGATGAAGATGGCGATGGCACATTTGAGACGACTTTGACGCTTAACACCGATTACATTCTTGATCCTTTAACTGCCGCATCATTAGGACGACCATTCACACAACTAACGATGGTCAATAACACGACATCATTCCCCATCTTCCCCGGACTATTCAGCAATGGCCTTCGTCCAGGCGTTCAAGTCACGGCACGCTTTGGTTGGCCTTCAGTGCCAGATGACATCAACACAGCCTGTCTGATTCTGACTGCCGATCTTTACAAGCGCAAAGATGCGCCAGGTGGCATCCTCGGACTTGGTGATCTAGGAGCTGTACGGATGAGCGCACTCGGTCGAGATGTCTCCAGCATTGTTCGCGCTTATCGCAAAGAGACACTGGCATGAAACCATCCGATGTGCGAAATGGCCTGCAAACCAGGCTTCAGACAATCTCAGGCCTTCGCGTCCTAGACACTGTGCCAGATAGCGTCAACATCCCGACACAGGGCGCAGTCGCAGTCGTCGGAATGCTCGATCTCAACTTTGACTTCGCTATGAATCGTGGCGCAGACCAGGCTACCTGCAGCATTCTTGTGATCGTCGGTCGTATGAACGAATCAACGGCACAAGATCGGCTTGATGGTTACCTATCATCAAGCGGAGCAACATCAATCAAGACCGCCATAGAAGCTGACAAGACTTTAGGTGGAGCAGTAGCGACACTTCGAGTCACACAGGCGACTAGCGGTATGATTACCATTGCAAATATCGACTACATCTCGTATCGATATGAAGTAACACTCATCGGCTGACCAAAAGGAGAAAACAACTCATGGCAATCTTCATGGGAAATCAGGTCGCGGTCGTGGTCGGCACGACGAACACGATCTCGACATTCGTTCAAAGCGTAAGTCTCAACAGAGAACTCGACGTCGTTGATATCACAGCGATGACCGATTCCGTCGCTAACGCCATCACTGGGGTCGAGCGTTCAAATGTGACAATGGAACTTTTCAATGACTTCGCAGCGTCCAGCGTCAACTCATTGTTTGAGAACGCGCTTGGCACAAAACTTAATATCAGGCTCATTCCAGTATCAGGAACAGTCTCAGCGACAAATCCTTCGTACAGTATGTCCTGTTTGATCTCAAATTGGACACCGATTAACGGAACTATCGATGGCGTAGCGACTGCCAGTGTGACGTTCCCAGTAACCGCGATCACCAAGTCAAACTCTTAACAACTGAATAGGGGACACAATGCACCAAATCAAGGTAGTAAAGAAAGACGGCAGTGAAGTCTTGTATGACTTGACAGCCAGCGCGCGTGTGGCCTTTGAAAGCCATTACCAACAGGGATGGCGCAAACGCCTTGTGGAACAACAGATGGAGCGTGACCTTTGGCACTTGGCGTGGTTTCTCGTCAAGGCCAAGGGTCAAACGACACTGGAGTTCGGTGACGAATTCATCGATCAATACGATGACATCGACATCATCCTTGACGCAAAAAATGGATAGACCGCAACGGAGACATCTATGAGGTCGCTTCCGTTGCGGTGCTAACTGGCATCGCACCAAATGCGTTGCTGGAATGCGATCCAGCGATTTACACCGCTATCAAGGCCATCTTGCAACGACGCAGCATGACAAGACAACAGGCTCCAAGGAGGCGGTAATGGCACAGCCAATCGACCTTCACAACTTTGACAGATTGCTCAAAGATCTGAAGAAGTTCAGTCCAGACACCGCTAAACAGTTTCAACGCAATCTGAGCAAGGCTGTGACACCAGTTCGAGATCAGGCACGCAATCTTGTCCCAGCACAAAGTCCTATCACCAACTGGCGATCTGTAGATCCGACTTATACATCACGCGCATGGCAGAGCGATGATTATCATCGAGGCCGAGATGCTGCAATGCGCTGGAACTGGCGACCAACTGATGTCAAGCGTGGCATCAAGATAAGTCGCACCAAGACAAAGACTGGGCGTGGCAACACACTCTTTGCAGAGCAAGTAACAGCTCTAGCAGTCATCAACAGTTCTGTCGGTGGCATCATTTACGAACTTGCAGGCACAGCCAAGGCTAAGTCAGTCAATCGCTCTAAAAGCGTCAGCCGCAATCCGCGTGCTCGGGATTCATTCATCAATGCCATTGATCGCAAAGACACTGGGCGTGGCAATATGCAGAAAAAGGGTTATCGCTTGCTGTATCGCGCTAATGCGCTACGAGGCAAGCGTGCCCTGGATGAGATTCAGAATATACTTGACACTCAGTTAATGAGATTTGCAAGGAGTAGGTGATCATGGCTCAGACACGCAATGTGATCATTAACTTCATCACTAAACTGCAGGAGCGTGGCCTCCAGCGTATGTCGAGGCAGACTTACGGCCTCAACAATAACTTCAATCGCCTTCGCAAGTCGATGCTCAGATTCGTTGGCTTAACGGCAATCTTCACTGTTCTTGCCAAATCAGTTCGAGGCTTCATCGATGAAGGAAAGGAAATGAAGCGGCTTGAGATTCTTCTCAACAATCTCAACAAAGGCTTCCAGAGCGTTGCGGTAGAAGAATTCCTAGGCAGAGTTCAAACACTTACTGGCGTCCTTGATGATCAACTTCGTCCAGCATTCGGGCGCATACTTCGAGAACTCAAAAACATCGAAGCAAGTCAGTCGCTCCTCAACATTGCGATCGATATTAGTAGGGGTACTGGTCAAGATCTTGAAACCATCATCAGTGCTCTAACTCGAGCATTTAACGGAAACAACACGCAACTCAAGCGACTTCAAATCGGTTTGAGCAAGGCAGCACTGGAAGGTAAAGATTTCAGCGTTGTTCTTGGCGAACTTGAGAAACTTTATGGCGGTGCTGGCGAACAATATCTCAACACCTATGCAGGGAAGATGGATCTGCTCAAGACTCGACTTGATGAAGCAGGTGAAGCCCTTGGCAGAGGAATCCTTGAAGGATTGACAAAACTTGGAGATGGCGATCTTGATCGAGGCCTACAGAAGGTTGTTGATTTTGCAGAAATGATTGCAGATGGCTTTGTCTGGGCTGGCGAAAAGATACGAATGGTCTATGACTGGTTGGTCAAGTTAGGCCTTATCGATACGAATGAGGATGAAGCCCTACGAAAAAGATCATTAGAACGATACCAAGCATTTGTCGAAGAACAAAAAAACCGCAAGGAACTTGAACGATTAGCCAAGTTATCGGCCGCACGTGCTGCTGCGTTGGAGCGTAAAGCACGAGCAAAGAAGGCTGCTGAAGAAGCTGCAGATCTTCTTAAGAAGCGACTTGAGGCAAAGTTTGATATTGACAACATCAATCTTGCTGCTGCTGCACAGCGCAACTTGAATGAAACCGATCGAGCCAGAGTCGAAGCGTTGCAGGCACTCAAGACCGAGGCTGTTGACGATGATTTGGCTGCGCTCAACAAACTCATCGAACTTGAGAAGAAGCGCGAAGAAGAAATCCAGCGTCAGGCTAGGGAATCCATTGTCGCCAGCGTTGCAGTCAAGAATCAACGCCTTGCGGATCTACAGGCTGAACTTGATGCCTTGATTGCGATTTCATCAGCACGAGCTGCCTCTATCATGGGCGGTGCAGCACCAACTTCAGTCAAAACCCCATCACTGGAGATTGAACCGACTGTGCCAACTAATATCGCAGAAGCGTTCATTGCTTTGTCTCTAGCAGGTCAGGCAGAGCAACAAGGCGCAGCGTCATTGGCTGCTGCTCAGGCTGTGTCTCAACAGATTACAGTTATTCAAAACATTGCAGGCAATGTCACGACCGAGCGCGAACTGTTTGACAACTACGTTGATGCCATCTTCCAGATCAACAGACAGGGCACGAATTCTCAGCTCGTCAATCTGGGGCGATAATGGCAGGCGCAGTCTTCAAATGCATCATCGACTTTAGCAATGGAGCCACATTCGATCCAGCCCTTGTTCTTGATGATCCTACGACTCCACTGGATACAGCAGTTCTAGGCACTGCAGCAGCCGATACCCTAGACGTTACTCAATACGTCATTTCAGCGCGTATTCGTCGCTCATACAACCGCACAAGCGATTCATTTCTTGGTGGATCGGCTCAGATACGGCTCATCGATCAGACAGGCCTGTTCAACCCTGCCAACACGTCAGGTGCAAACTACGGCAAGATTTTACCGATGCGAAAGATTCGCTTTACTGGCACATATCTGGGAACTGAATACGCATTGGGGTCGATGTATATCCAGGAATGGAAATACACCAGCCCTGTCGGTGTGACACCAGCCTTCGTTGATCTCAACTGCGTGGATGGATTTCAACTTCTAAATCTGACCACCATCAGCACTGTCTCGGGTGGCACTGCTGGTCAAACTACAGCGCAACGCATTACCAGTCTGCTCGATGCAGGTGATTGGCCTGCCATGCGATCGATTAGCACGACGGCAACGACCACTGTGCAAGCCGATGATGGATCATCGAGGTCGCTTCTAGGCGCATGTCAGACAGTCGAGCAGACAGAACTTGGTGCATTCTTTATGGACGAACGCGGCTTTGCCAACTTCAAAAGCCGCAATGACATCATTACAGCGTCAGGCGGCACGCCTTACATCTTCAGCGACGTTGTCTCAACCAGTGCCATCACCTATCAAGCCATTAACTTCGATTTGTCGGATTCAGGCCTTATCAATCGTGCAACAGTCACGCGCACAGGTGGCACTGCTCAGACCGCTTCAGATTCGGCCTCCATCCTGGCCTATTTTGAACATTCAAGAATCAGAAGTGGAATCATGCAAACTGATGCCGATGCCCTATCTCAGGCTCAACTGATTATTGCCAGTCGCAAAGAGGTCGGCACAGATATCAATCTGCAATCCATTACAGTCAACCTTGCCAGTGATGATCAGCCAAGTCGGGTCGTAGCAGGCCTAGACATGGACATCTTCACACCGATTCAGGCGACTCAAACCTTACCTTCGGGGGCAGTCACAGTGAACAGCGTTGTGACGGGGGTGGGATACGATGTATCGCCCAATAACTTCACCGCAACCTTCACGACAGCCCAGCCCTTCGCGGTAGGATTCGTCCTTGACAGTAGCGTCGATGGCGTTCTTGATCAAGACATCTTGAGTTATTAGGAGATCAGATGACCTTTCCAGCACAGGACTTCACGACTGGTCAAGTCCTTACAGCAGCACAAATGGATGAGATATCCACTGAAATCAATGATCTCTGGCGATTGACGTTTAGGGCTGTGACAGGAACATCTGACACGCTTGTTCTTGCCGATTCTTACAACAAACTGATCACTTACTCGAACACAGGCACGACGACGATCACTATTCCGAACTCATCAAGCGTTGCATTTACTACTGGCGCGATTATTAACATTCTGAAAACTGGAGCGACGGGTACTGTCTCGGTCATTCAGGGATCAGGCGTCACTATCTCCAGTGCTGGCGCAACTGCGACGAATCCAGTCATCACCGCAACCGCAGGAGCAGCGTCGATCATTAAGACAGGTGGAGATTCATTTACAGTCGTGGGGCGTATCGCTTAACATGAACATTCTGGGGATTGTTGCATCGCAATCATCACCTTCTGGTGGTTATCCATCAGGAAAAGCCCATATGTGGTACGACGCATCGGATACCAGCACCATTTCTGTTTCAGGAAGTGCGGTCACTCAATGGAATGATAAAGGATCTGCGGGTGTAAATCTGACTCAGGGAACGGCAGCCAACAGACCAGCCTCAGGCACGACCACGCTTAACGGCAAAAATGTTATCGCTTTCGATGGTGGAGATGTTCTATTGGGAACAACTGTGGCCGATTGGAAATACTTACACGATGGCACAAAATATGTTCTAGGAGTGGTTGTCAAAGTTGCTACTGTTGCCGATCCAGAGAATGACATCCATGTCTTTACCAACATAAGAAGAGCTGCTGCGGATGTCGCTGGTCGAAACTTACAAAGTGAAACTCGATCCACTACAGTTGATGGACTTCGCGTTTATGTCTCGAACGGTAGTGGTGCTAACTATTCGGTCATTCAATCATCCAACAATGTTTTTGATACGGATAACCCAGTCGTTTACACCGAGTTATGCGATCCAAACAATGGGACTGCTGCAAATAGAATCTATTCTTATTTTGGTACTGGTTCGGCCATTCAAACAAACACACAAACTGCCGCCGTCTCGACAGCTAATCCGACAAACTCGATGGGCATTGGCGCAACGGATCAAGCGACGCAGGGAATTACGGGGTATATCGCTGAGATTGTTATTATGAAGTCACCTTACAATACTGAGACTGATCGTGTTGCTTTACGAGATTACTTAAAAGACAAATGGGGATTATGATGATTGGCAAAGAGTGGTATGAATGGGATGACATACAACAGTTCGATACATGGCATCAAGCCAAGATAATCGAACTTAATCTGCCCAATCCTTCGGTAAATCAAGCCACAAACGAAGTGAATACAAAGGTTCAAAAAACTGAGGTTTATACAATCGCCCATGAAGTAGATGGCAAAGTCATTGCGATTGTTGAGGATGAACATTCTTATGGATTGAGAAAAACTACACTTAGAATAAAAGATGAGCCGCCACCTCTTTAGTCATAACGGCTGGCCAGCATCTAAAAAACGCTCTGAGATTGGCATCAAGTCATTCGTTGTCCCAGATGCCGAAATCAAACTAGCGTGTGCCGAGGCAGTCGCTCCATTACTCATCAACTTTGCGTATGAGTTTCATCATCGCATTGAAAAAATAGATAAGGGCACGCCGGATGACTGGGGTTATGCCTTCCGCACTATTCGCGGATCAGATGTTCATGTCTCTAATCATGCATCCGGCACGGCCATCGACATCAATGCGACTAAGCATCCTCTAGGCAAGCGTGGCACTTTTACGAAATCCCAAGAAAAGACCATCCGTGAACTTTGCAAAAAATATGGCCTTCGCTGGGGTGGCGATTACCAGGTGCGCGCAGATGAGATGCACTTTGAAGTAGTATTAAACCCTGAAAAAGCAGAGAATCTCATTGAATCATTACGAGATGGGCTAGAAATATGATTTCAAAGAAAGACATCAAGACCATCAAGGATCTCAGTGCATCCTGGGCGCGTGCTGGCATTGCTGCTGCAATGGCGTATTACCTTGCAACTGGTGATATGAGCCTCAAGGCATTGGCATCAGCCGCTCTGGCTGCAGTTATTCCGCCAATCATCCGCTTCGTGAATCCGAAAGATCCGCTTGGTCAATGAACACCGAACTTGTCGCAGCACTGGGCATCATTGCAGCCAGTGTCATCTCAGGTATGGCCGCAATCTTTGCCGCAAAAGCCGAGAAAAATTCAAGGCCAGTCAGTAATGGTTTCGTTCCAGAACTCCGTCATGACATCAAAGAACTCAGAGCATTGCTCCTCGATCATCTGAAGGAGCACAGTAAGGGATAAGTAATGGATAAGGGACACATCACAAATCTGGTCATGGTAGGAAGTCGCGGCAGACCGCACAATGTCGAGCGATGCTTCACACATCTTAAAGCCAACAGTCACATATCTGACTTCATCTTGGTCATCAACGAAGATCAACGTGATATTTATCCAAGCATCGAAGGCGTGCGAACTATCATTGTGCCTGCATCCTATGGCACGACATCATGCGCCAAAGGCAACTATGTCATCGATCAGAAAGTTCATCAGGGCTACTTCACATTGTCTTATATCGATGATGATTGCGTCGTTGAAACTGACGGATGGGATCTTCTTTTATCGTTACCTTTGAAGGCAAAAGGTTATGGCGTGTCATGGGGCAATGATGGAATCCAAAATGGTCGAGTTCCAACAAAAGGCACAGTCACGACCAATCTGCTTGATGTCTTTGGTTGGCTTTGCATTCCAGGACTCATTCACCTATTCATAGACGATTTCTGGGCGCGTGTAGGGCAAGAGTTACATTCGGCACACTATGCGCCACACGTACTTATGACGCATCATCATTGGCTTAACAAGAAGGCTGACATGGATGCCACCTACATGGAGAACTCGACTAGAGAAGTCTGGGTACATGATGAGAAAGTCTTTACTGACTATATGACAGGCCAGTTCCATGATGACATCGAGCGCGTAAAGCAGGCCTTGAAGATCGCATGAGGATCAAGGTAACGATACCTGGAGCTGGATCAAATGCTTCCTTGACCGAATGGACTGGCACACCTGATTCATCCGTTGATGGTGTGCAGTTCTTCGTCAACACACACGTTGATGCACCTGATGTCTGGATGGTCTTTGACGATGGTGTCGAAGGTGATTCGGCCTACATCGATCATCACAACATCTTCTACATGACGGCTGAGATCTGCTATCCCATTGGCAGGTTTGATGATGCACGAGGCAAGAAATATCTGAGCCAGTTCAATCGACTCTTTACCATGCACGACATCCTTGACGAGCGAAAGGTTCACGTCAGACCTTTTACTGGATGGATGGTCAATGCCAATCATGGCTATTCGTCCTATCCAGAGACAAAGCGTGGCAAAGATTTCTTCATGTCAATGCCTATGCCAGAAAAGACAGCAGATATCTCTGTAATCTGCTCGGATAAGTCATTCACACCAGAGCACTATCTGCGACTGAAGTTTGTGGCAAAACTTAAAGAAGATCTTGGCGATCGCCTGCATTGGTATGGCAACGGCATCTCGATGCTTCGTGATAAGTGGCCAGGCATCGCTCCTTACAGATATCACATCGCTATCGAGAATCGTTATGGGCACGATGTCATCTCCGAGAAGCTCTATGACTCATTTCTGGGGATGGCTCATCCCATCTACTTCGGTGCGCCAAATGTGCATGACTACTATCATGAATGGAGTGTCTCGACCATCAACATCTACGACTACAAGCAAGCCAAGGCCAAGATCCTGGACTTGATCGACTCAGACTGGGCTGAGCGCAATCTGAACTACCTTCGCCAAGCGAAGGATCGTGCGGTCAATCGGGACAACTGGACGACACGCATGGCTCAAATCGGTCGAAATTACAGCGTGCCCAACATTGTCCGAGAACAGGTGTATCTTTATGCCTATAAGTGATCCTGGGGCAGTCGGAGTCAACATGCCAAAGAAACCTACGAAGTCAGAGAAGGCGGCAAGGCGTCGTCGCAAAGAGGCTACAGCCAAGCGACTTGATACCAAGCCACTGACTAACTTGCATTTCTGGGCTGCGTGCGTCGATGAGACTGCCAGGGCAATGCGCGACATGGGCATCGCTGAGGATCTTGTGATTGGCTGGATCTATGAGCAGAAGCCACCAGTCTTCGATGATTTCTTTGAACGTCGTCAGGACTACCTCGACGAAGAATAGGCTCAAATAAGCCCTAGAAGGCCTCTAGGAGCCACGAACGACTGTAGGGACAAGTGAATATCTATAGGCCGATGGACAGGCGTTAAACAGCCAGGCGCACTCATCATGCGTCCTCCTCCGTTAGATGGAGACTTTAATCCTGCCGGGATAGTGGCAGGCGTAGCGGTGTGACGATAAGCCGCGAGGATGTCGGTTGGTTCTGATACGGGTTGCCCAGAATCCATTGTGAATCGATGTCCACATAGCGCAATCGCCTTGATGTGTAGTGCACAAGGCCTATCGATAGTCATGCAGTGACAGGGTGACGGAAAGAATCACAGAGATAGTTCTCATCACAGGGCTATCTCTGTCTTCAGCTCTTGAGTTCTGGAAAGGGTTGAATGATTTAATACTGGGCAGTAACTTATCCAATCTGGGTTGTTATCATAGAAAAAGACATCAAAACACGCCGAAATAACATCAAAACTGTCTGAAACTGCTACCTTATGTAAGTGAAGTGAACCCCAAACACACTTCACGAAAGGGACGCTCATGACTTTCTATGAAGTCAGAATCTTTGCGAACAATCAATGGAACACGATTAGAACATACGGCAACGAGTCCGAAGCCACTAACTTTGCACAATCGGCTTTGACAGATTCGACCTGGGATATCAAAGCAACTCCTTATGATCTTTACTGGAGTCAGCGATGACGGCTATGACTTTTGATCCGCTAGCTATTTACTTCATCATCGCACTCATCGCCATTCCCGTCTTTGGCCTGATCTACACCGCTATCTCAGAACATTGGTATTGGAAAGGATGGAAAGATGGAAAACGATTCATTGCCAACGCGCAACGACCCGTCACTTATCCTCGAAACCGCAGCTAGAACCATTCGGGAACGAGGCCTGTCGTATGGACACCATGTCGGAAACTTCCGCAACATACGAGACATTTTCAACGCGGTATCTGCACACTCCTACTTGGACACTGTTGCTGATGTGGCGATACTCAACATCGCTCAGAAACTTTCCCGATGGAAGATGTCACCGCATAACGACGATCACATCATCGATCTACTTGCTTATGTCTCGATGATTCCATCACTCATGGAGTTCGATGATTACACCTTTGAGGAAGAACGACGAAAGGTGGAGGCCGACTGATGCCAGCCTGGAATCTTGACACCTACGAAGATGCAGCATCGCTCAATCGATGGTTTCAAGAGAACTATCCTGACGGATCCATTCTGATTATCAGAGAACACTTTGATCCGACAGTCGGTGAAGTGTTATTTCGATGTGATCTCTATCGTCGATTTGATGATGCCAATCCTGCTGTGCAGAACTGGGCACGCGGCAAGCGCGCAGATTATCCAGTCAACATGCAGCGATGGTACGTCGAAGATACTGCGACATCGGTTGTCGCACGCGCCATCTTGTTATTGAAAGGTGGACAACGCGCTGTAGCACGAGTTCAAGCCACACAGACTGCAATCAGTCATGGCGCACAACACACAAGACCTTCGGCTGCTACTGCAGAGCCGCTTCCGTCAGACTTTGGGGGAATGGCAGAAGATGCACCTTTGCCAACTGCAGCCGATGCTTCAGGTGATCCGTTCTGGGAAGGAATGGCAGTCAGCAGGCCTGTCAACACTTCTGTGGTCATCGAGGCTTCCAGCGACCAGAGCTGTCGATTCGGCACTCTGGTCGTCAAGGAAGGTCAATCAAAATCAACTGGCAAGCCTTACAAAGGCTCGTTCTGTCAAGTCAAGCCATGTGAAAAATGTCCAGAGACAATCGATGGACTCAAACTTAAAGATGGCGTGCTCTGGTGGAAGTCATTTGATGACGGCACGTTCGAGTTACCACGAGGAGGATACGATGGGTGATTTCGAGATCATTATGCCTGGTGGTCATGGCATTCGCATGACGCAAGAAGAAAACGTCTATTTCAAGTGGACTGTCTGTGATGTCTGCAATAAGCCACAAGATCAACTGGCTGGCACTGGCACATCACGCGATGGCGAAGTCCTACTCTGGACATGCGATGAATGCAAAGCGCAAGGGTTCAACGTATGACAGATACCTTCGTTAATCGATGCACTCAATGCGGTGCATGGATCGTGCACTGTCAAGTCTGTCATTATTGCAAGGTCGGCCAGAAGGCCTAAAGATGCTGACCTTGACTGCTGAGGAGATGATCCTGGCATCGGAAGGTGCTGTGCACAGGGCGCGCACAGATATCCGTCAACTGACCGAGCAATGGGACAACCTTCACATCAAGTTCAGGGGTGATTACTTTGCATATTGCAAGAATCACATGGAGGCCTGCGCGTCAGAACTGCTACTGGCGCGCATTCTTCAACTGCCCTATCCCAATCTTCGGGATGATCGTCGGAAGACTGCAGCAGATGTCGGTGGCATCTTCGAGGCTAAGGTCACGCGATATGACAACGGACATCTGATTCTGACAAAATACGACAGACCGCAAGACATAGCGGTTCTATTCATCGGGCAATGTCCCAACTACCGAGTCGCTGGTTGTTATCGAGTCAACCAAGCAATGATCGACAAATATCGAAAGGAGGATCAAAGCTTCTGGATTCCCCAATCCGATCTCATGCCATTTAAGGCAGCATTCATCAAGGAGGAATGATGAGACGAAGTTTCTTGATTCTTGTGATTACAGCAGTATCACTGGCAGTACCACCAGCCAGTGCATCGAAAGGATGGAAAGACCATCCCATGAACTACAAACTCCACGCATACAACCTGCTCCTAGACTTTGATGAGTTTCAATGTCTGGTCGAGTTATACGAGAAGGAATCGAACTGGAGGCCTTCAGCTCGTAACGGATCTCATCATGGGATTCCGCAAGGCAGGTCAAAGTGGCTGGCCACAGTCGATGGCTTTAAGCAGGTCGAATGGGGCATCAAATACAATCTGAATCGCTACGGATCGATGTGCAAAGCACTACGATTCTTCAAGAAGAACGGCTATCACTAGGGGACACATGCGCGACACTGAGAAAATCACCATTGGCATTTGTAGTCCAGGACATGTCTCAACGCCATTCATGACGGCAATCCTGGACATCGCTCGAAGCCAACGACAGTTAGGACAGTTCATTAGCCTGCAAGGATCAGGCGTTATCTCCAGGCTACGCAATCAAATCTGTTCAACTTTCTTGGACAAGACCAAAGATGACTGGCTACTCATGATTGACACTGATGAAGTGTTGACCATCGAAGGCTTCAAGAAACTTGTTGCTGCAGCAGATGCAAAGACAAGGTTGATCATCAGTGGCGTCGTACATGGCGCATGGGAAGTCGAAGGTGCGATCTATCCAGAGCCAGTGCCCTGCATCTTTCGACGTGGCGAATCAGGTGGCCTGTACTCAGTCCATGATTACGAGGAAGACAGCGTCATCGAAATCGATGCGGCTGGTACTGGATGTCTGTTAGTACATCGCAGAGTTCTGGAACGCTTCAGAGCTGAGGCCGATCCTGTGCATCAACAAGAGAACTGGGGCTTTTTCCAAGACATGCCATTGGGCGGTCAATGGGTGGGTGAAGACCTGCTCTTCTGCCTACGAGCCACATCATTCGGCTATAAGATATGGGCACACACTGGAGTTCAACTAACCCATGAACGGCGGTATTGGTTAGGTAAAGAACATCACACAGACTTCCGAAGATTCAACCTACCGAGACACCATTCACCTGATAAGGACGTTTAAGATGACAGTAATAGCATCACACATCACTGTAACAACAACTGCACAAAGGATCGTTGACACCGACAACGTTCGACGCGATGTATTACTTCACGCGAAGCAGGCATGTCACATTGGCGGCGAAGGCGTCACCT